GCCCCTGCAGTGGATACGGCGACACTGGTTCGCTCGGTGGTCGAGGCGATCCAGAAGGCGGCTCCGGTGCCCGCGCCGGCCCCCGTCGTCCACACGGAGGCCCCGGCCGTCATCGAGATCAAGCAATCCGACCTGATGTACGACGGCTCGCACCCGTGCGGGTGTCAGTGCAAACAAACCTCCACGGGGGCCGACGACAACGCCCGCGACGAATCCGAACGCCGCGTCATGCGGTTCGCGTCTGCGCTGGCTGCCGTGCTGGCCGACATGCGCGACGGGTTGCTCTCAGTCATCGGCACGAAGGCCGCCGAGCCCACGCCGCCGTCTCGCGTGTCGCTAGCCGAGATCATTGAGCGAGCCAATAGCTACGGCCCCAAACTTCGCGAGGTGCTCGACGAGGGCATCCGCGACGCACTGCAGGCGGGCGGCGAGACCGGCCTCCGCGCAGTGCGCGAAGCGGCGGGCGGTGCCAGCGGTGGCGGCGACGAGCCGCCCGGCGGGACGGATCCGTTCGACGTAACGAATCCCGAGGTCGAGCGGTTCTTGGGCTCCCGCGATTTCGCGGGCAAGCTCAGCGACAAGGTCGCCGGCGAGATCACGCAGTTCGTCATCGACCGGCTGTCGCCGACGCTGGCTGAGGGCATCGCCGCCGGTGAGACGCCGCGCGAACTCGGCAACCGGATCCAGGCACTCGACGATCAACTATTCAGCGGCTACCGCTCCGAGATGATCGCCCGCACCGAGTCGGCCCGCGCGTACGTCCGCGGCGAGATGGCCGGCTGGGTTCAGTCGGGCATCGTCCGTGGTAAGCGGTGGAAACTCGCGGCCGGTTCGTGTTCATTCTGTCGGGCAGCGGCGGCGGCGTTCAACGCGAAGTTGTTGGCGATCGACGAGGTGCCCGACGGCCTGAGGCGAGGCGCGGTGCTCGAGACGGCCGATGGCGTCATGCGGTTGGACTATGAGGACATCATTGGTCCGCCGATTCACCCGCACGACCGATGCGATATTGAGCCGGTGATCGAAGACTGATGGAGGGAAGGATGTACGACCGCCTCGTGGATATCACGAAAACGTTCGCCAAGTGGTGGGCACTGGCGATGCTGTGGCTGGTCATGATCGGTTTGCCGGTGGCCGGTGTGCTGCTTCTCCTGGAGATCGGATCCTAATGCGTATCCTCCTCACCGGTGGCTTCGGCTTCCTAGGCTCGCACGTGCACGACCGGCTACGCGAGCACGATGTCTTCGTGCCGCGGTCGGCCGAGTACGACCTGACCGACCCCGCCGACGTCGAGTGCGCGTTCATCGAGTCGCGGCCCGAGGCAGTGATCCACCTCGCGGCAGCGTGCGGCGGCATCGGGGTCAACCAACGCGAGCCCGGCCGCTTCTGGTACGCGAACTCGGTCATGGGCGCCCTGGTGCTCGACGCCTGCCGACGGTACGGCGTGGGCAAGACCGTCGTCGTGGGCACGACCTGCAGCTATCCGAAGCTGTGCCCGGCCCCGTTCAACGAAGCGAACATCTGGGACGGCTACCCCGAGGAGACGAACGCGGCGTACGGCGTCGCGAAGCGGACACTGCTCGCCGGGTGTATGGCGTATCGCCAGCAGTACGGCCTCAACGTGACGTACCTCGTGCCGGCCAACCTGTACGGGCCGCGAGACAACTTCGACCCAGCGACGTCGCACGTGATCCCGGCCGTGATCCGCAAGCTCGCCAACGGCGACGCGGTGCTCTGGGGCGACGGATCGGCTACCCGCGATTTTCTGTACGTCTGCGACGCGGCCGACGCAGTCGTGGCGGCACTCGACTGGGACGTCGATCTGGTGAACATCGGCAGCGGCGAGGCGGTGTCGATCCGCGAGGTCGCTCGGATGATCGCCGTGGCGGTCGGATATGATGGGCCGATTTACTGGGACACGACGAAGCCCAACGGCCAGCCGTTCCGGTGCCTCGACACGACGCTGGCCCGGTCGCTCGGCTGGACGGCGAAGGTTCCGATCGCCGACGGCATCCGCCGAACAGTGAAGTGGTGGCGGGCGAGAACACAGGCCGGGCTGGTAGCTCGCTGAAATGTAGCCAGCTTAGAGGAGTACTACGGGTGATAGGGATCCTGGGGAGGATTCGATGCCTACGGCTCTGATTACGGGATGCACCGGCCAGGACGGCAGCTACCTCGCCGAGTTCCTGCTGTCGAAGCACTACGTCGTGCACGGAATCATCCGGCGGTCGTCGTCGTTCAACACCAGTCGCATCGACCACATATTCGACCGGCTGCACCTGCACCACGGCGACGTGACAGACGCCTCGCGGGTAGCCTCACTGATCCACCAGATCAAGCCGGACGAGGTGTACAACCTGGCCGCCCAGTCGCACGTTGGCGACTCGTTCGAGGAGCCGGTGTACACGACCGAGGTCGCGGCCATCGGGCTGGCAAACATCCTTGAGGCGTGCCGCGGAACCGAGACGCGGATCTATCAGGCGTCGACGTCGGAGATGTTCGGCAACGAACCGGCACCGCAGAACGAATCGACGCCGTTTTCGCCCCGATCGCCGTACGGGTGTGCGAAGGTATACGCCCACAACCTGGCCCGCGTGTATCGCGAGGCGTACGGGATGTTCGTTGCGTGCGGCATCCTGTTCAACCATGAGTCGCCGCGACGCGGCGAGACGTTCGTCACCCGCAAGATTTCGCGGGCGGTCGCGGCGATCAAGGCGGGCAAGCAGGACCGACTGATCCTCGGCAACCTGAAGGCCCGTCGCGACTGGGGCTACGCGGGCGACTACGTGCGGGCGATGTGGCTGATGCTGCAGAAGCCCGACCCGCAGGACTTCGTGATCGCGACCGGCGTCTCGCACACCGTCGGCGACTTCGTCGAGGAGGCGTTCGGATACGCCGGAATCGATTGGCGAAAGCACGTGAAGTGCGACGCCCGATACATCCGTCCGGCCGAGGTGGACGATCTCCGTGGCGACGCAAGCCGGGCCAAGACCGTGCTGGGGTGGACGCCGACGACGACGTTCTGCGAACTGGTGCGGATGATGGTCGACAGTGACATGGAGGTGACATGCACCGCGACGAAGCCAAAGTGCGCGTGCCGGATGACGTCGAACTGCTGATCGGGTTCCATGCCATCCGTGACGACAAGCATAAGCATCAACTAGTCTACTATGGCCGGGTGTATCAAACAGTTGACCGGCATCTGGTGAGGCGGAGGCGAACGAGAGGCAACAATGTCTGACGTCATCAATGTACTCCGTCGCAAGTATTCGCTGCCCGCCGAGACCGAGGTCGTGGTTCGTTCGCTGGCCGCGGACTTCAAGGCCGACGAGCAGGACGAGTACAAGTTCACCGCCCAGATCACGGCCGAGACTCTGGATCGCGACGACGAGGTTCTGCTGCCGACCGGGTGCGACGCATCAACGTTCGACAGATCCGGCATGCTGTTTTGGAACCACGACTACGACCGCCCCATAGGCTTCCCTGGCCCGCTCAAGCAGTCTGCCGGTGCGATCATCGGGACGGGCCAGTTCATGAGGCGACCGGCGGATTACCAGGGCGAGTTCTTCCCGGACTTCGCCCGCGCGGTAGTCACGCAGGCCAAGGCACTCGGCCGCAGCGTAGGCGTCAGTGTCGGGTTCATCCCCGTCGAGTCGCGTAACCCGACGAAGAAGGACCGCGAGACCTGGGGCGACCGGCTGACACGCGTGTTCAGCAAATGGAAGCTGCTCGAGTGGTCGATCGCTCCCGTGCAGTCGAACCCCGATGCGTTCACGCTGGCGCTCGCCAAGGGCCTCGTGACCCGCGAGCAGGTGAAGGCGGTCTGGGGCATCGACGTTCCCGTGCAGACCGTAACACGACGAGTGTACATCCTGCCGGTGCGGATGCCAGTAGCGACAGTGAAGCCCGTGACGAAAGCCATCGACCGCGCGGTCGCGAAGGCGGCCGGACGCTTGTATCCGTGAGTTAGTCCGCGTCAGACGTGCATTGCCTCGAGCCGGATAGCCCCCGCGGTTGGGCCGGATAGGGCGTGCGAAGTCAGCGACGTATCGACGTGCGTTTCTGATCGCAAGTAACCTATCTGGAGACACAACCCATGAAAGCAAGGCTGACCCTGGACTTCATCCA